CATTACGTATGGTGATGACTTTATCGGGAGTGTTATTGAACGGTGCCGAGACCGATTCAATTTCCGAACAGTCAAGGCGTTTTTGGCGCAGCACGGTATGAAAATTACGTTGCCTGACAAATCAAATGATGAAGCCGACGACTTGCCTTTGGAAAGCGTAGATTTTTTAAAACGCACTTCTAATTGGATACCCGAGATAGAAACAAGATTGGGTATGTTGTCGTTGAATTCGATTTTTAAGTCACTTCATTCAAATTTGGCGTCCAAAACTGATACACCGCGAGAAGTGTCAGCCAGTTGCATCGAAGGCGCGATGCATGAAATTTTTGCGCATGGGAAGGAAGTTTATGATGACTTCCAAAGAAAAATGAAATTGGTGTGCATTGAGTGCAATTTGCCTGTCCCAGCAGTTGAGCACACCTTTGAGGAACGGGTGAAACATTGGCGAGAGAAGTATTCACCCAAAGAGTCTGTGTGACTCTGTACATAAAATTTGGAGGTGGTATTGGATACCATAATTGTACAAAGGGCTTGCCACCTCCTTTACATATACATGCTAGCGCATTTGCATAATTGTACATATTGCATAAAAAACTGTTTATTATCCTTTTACATATTTATATAAAGAGAACCTGAACTCAAAGCAGGCTTATCCGGAAAGTGTCCGGAGAGAAAAGGTGGCTGCTCTAAAGCCACAAGCGCAGGAAAGCGCGTGCCACGAAGAGATTGCCTACACAATGTGGGGTCTCATGGGCAGTGTGTTGGTTTATATTGGTTACGCTGTCTACAAAGACCTTATGTTACATTGGCCTACGTTGGATGAAGTGCGTGAGAAAAAACGCATTAGACAACTTTCCGAAGACGTTCAACCCCAAGCAGAAGAATATTCCGAAGCTACACCCGACATACAATCTCAGAACGTGAAATTTGTCGATACGCACCCAGGGTACAAAGAAGATGTTGCATCAAATTTTGATTACATACGTGATGCTGCACTTTCTTCTGATGCCACTTTGGACGAGTTTTTTAGTCGACCAATACGCATTCAAAGTTATGAGTGGGGGGTTGGAGTTGCTTTGCATGAGAAATTTAATCCTTGGACGAACTACTTTCACAATGTGCGTGTGATCAATCGCATAGCAAATTACAAATTGATGAGAGCACGGTTGCATGTTAAAGTTACGCTGAATGGGAACGCTTTTCATTACGGGCGATTGATTGTTTCTTACAATCCTTTGCCCGTAACGGATTCAATGACGGTCGACAGATCTTTTATTGATGCGGACGTTATTGCTGCAAGTCAGCGTCCACACATTTACTGTGACCCGACGAATTCCCAAGGAGGAGAGATGGTTTTACCTTTTTTCACTCCAAACAACGTACTGGATATTACAACGTCAGATTGGCAGGAATTGGGCGAGATGACATTACATTCCATACAACCCCTCAAACATGCTAACGGAGCTACAGATTTGGTTACCGTCAATGTGTTTGCTTGGGCAGAGGACGTTAAGTTCGCTATTCCCACCAATGCTGAACCAGGAGCAATTTCTCCACAAGCAGATGAATATGGCAAAAAACCTGTTTCACGAATTGCAGGTGTCGTTGCCAATGTTGCAGCTCGTTTTATGGATACGCCTATTATAGGTCCCTATGCACGTGCCACTGAGATTGGGGCAACGGCACTGGGGGCTATGGCTACCCTATTCGGTTATAGTTCTCCTTTGATTATAGAGAGTGCTATATACCGACCCACATCTATTTTTAGTTTTGCTACAAGCAACACGAACAATGAAAGTGCAAAACTTACGCTGGATGTGAAAAACGAGTTAACCATCGACCCACGAACAGTAGGGTTGGGTGGTGATGATGAATTGACGATTAAGTATATAACGCAACGAGAGAGTTATTTAACCTCGTTTTCTTGGGCTTTAAATCGTCCGGCTGAAACTGCGCTCTTTATGGCAGTTGTAGACCCGGGAATCCATCAGGTGGTAGGCGTTGAACGTCATTTGCCTGCTACCGCTTTTGCTTCCATGCCTTTTAAGTTTTGGCGTGGTAGCATGAAATACAGGTTTCAATTCGTTTGCAGCAAATATCACAAAGGGAGAGTAAAAATTGTCTATGATCCGTCTTGGTCTTCGAATATTACCACTGAGTACAATACGGCGTATACTACAGTCGTTGATATCAGTGAAAATACTGATTTTGAAATTACTATTGGTTGGGGACAGAAAGATCCATACAGACAGCATTTCGGATTGAGCACTTTACCATCAAATGCTTCCATGTTTCGAACGGCACCACCGTTGTTTCCACCTAATGGTGTTGGCAATGGTGTGATTAGCATGTGGGTAGTTAATGAATTGACTGTTCCAAATACAACCATCAACAACGACATTGAAGTTAATGTTTTTATTTCAGCTGGTGATGATTTTGAGTTGGCTGTGCCATTTGGAGATGAAATTGCACAAGCCAAATATAGGATCCAGTCACAAGTTGCGCTTGCTGGGGCTCGGACAGAAGTTAATTCCGAAGTAGTACCCCAAGCCGGTGAGGAAGAAAAGATGACAGAAGACAACAAACCGTCTCACGTGGCATCCCTTAATGATATGGGACCATATGTCGATCGTTTGGACGATACCAACAAGGTATATTTTGGTGAGTCCATTCATTCATTTCGACAAGTGCTTAAGAGATATAACAAGCACATGCCAGTGGGATTTCCGGTGAACAACAACTTGGCTGAAAGGATAAAGATTGACATCCAAATGCCCAGTTTGCCATTGTATGCCGGTTATAACATTGCCATCGCACCTGGTCTGTCACGAACATTGGCAGATGGCACGCAGTACAACTATGGATACATGACTTTGCTCAATTATTTGACTCCTGCATTTGGCGGGTGGCGAGGTTCCGTTAGATGGATATGGGACACTACGCCGTTTGCTGATGCGCCTGGAGGTCAAGCCACCGCCAAAGTTGAACGGTTATACGCATGCGAAAATGCGTCGTTGATAATGCGGACCTATGGTAATGGTCAACAGTCAGCTTTGGGTTTACGTTCAACAATGGTTCAGGAGGATGGTGTTGCTTTCCAGAATGGAGCCACGTTGCAATCTTGTGCGGTGAATCCAATTGTGGCTTTCGAAGTGCCATACATGCGTGATAAGAGGTTTAGTCCAGCCAAGCAATACACGGACAACAACTCTACTACGCATTTGCCAGGCTATGTTATGAGTTTGGAACTGTTTGGTAATAACCAGACTTTCCGCACGCCAATGTGGTCGTACTGTGCAGCGGGTGAAGATTTTAATCTTTTCTTCTTTTTAGGAGCACCCATTATATATTACGATTCTAATTGGCCTTTTTAAAACCACTTACGGGGTGGTGTTCGAACCAAAGGGTTCGTTCAGTGGAATGTCACTTACGACATTATTTTATAGGTTTAGAATTGCACCTTAAGCAATCCGTTTATTTAGTCGAGGAAAGGTCCCTCGAGCGGTGTTCCACGTTACGGAATGTCGTTGGTTTCACATTTGAAGTTTAATTTAGTACACATATTTTACTCCTGGTGTGAACCGGGAGGTTTTGATGTGGCCTTAATTTCAGATGTGATGCCGGTAATTGTACTATGCATTGAAGAAGAAGGGGAGAAAATCCGTTGCACTTCTTTTTTGCTTCCGGCCTT